GCCCATGTTCCCCGGCACAATCGAATAGTCGAACGCGGCCACCGCCGGCTCCGCCGGAAAGCTTTGAAGCTGTCCGACGTTGGCGGAGGAAAAGCTGCTGCTGTCCAGCACGTCCTGCGCCAGGCCGCTGAAGTGGAACTCGTGGTAATCGCCGTTCACCTGGATTTCCATCTGGTCGACGGCCGCCCCGCACAGCAGCCTGTGCACCGCCGTCGCCGGGTCCCAGTAGTCGAATACGCTGGCGCTCGGCAGTTCCGTCGCGGGCACGTAGGTGACCGCGGCGCCCAGCGCAGCGCCGGTTCCGGGCAGGACGGTAAACGGCGCGTTCAGTTGCACCGTGCTCGCGTCGACGATCGCGGCCACGAACCGGATCTCGCCCGCGCATGAGACCGCCTGCCCCGCGCCGAGCCCGTGCGGCGCCCCGAACCCCAGCCTTCCCCCAGTCGTGCTGGATGCCGCGGTGCCGCCGGCGAACTGCAGCGGCGCGCCCCCTAATGCCGCCTGAAACAGCGGGCCATATCCCGGGTTTCCAGCCGTTTTCTGCCAGCTCGTCATATAGGTGTGCAGCTCGAAATTCGTCTGCCGCCTGCCGCCCGGCGGCGGGCCGGGAAACGTCCGGCTGCCCGTCTTGTCCTTCCGCTGCGCCGTCGCAAGTTTCTGTTGGACCGTCAGCTTCAGAGCCGGGATCCGGTTGCCGGATGTGATCGATCCCACCTGGCCGTAACTGCTTTCCAGCACCGTGTAGAACCGGTTTGCGTTAGAGGAAATATAAGAAGGCATACTAGCTTTTGCTCACTCCAATCTCGAATGTGACCTTCGCCACCTGGATGAAATTCTTCCCGCCTTGCTTGACGGCTCCGAAGGACGCTTCGTATCCGCCAGCGTAAAACATCCCATTGCCCCAATCGCCGCGGTTCGCGGCCAGCACCTGCGTCACGGCGTCCGTGTAGAGTTGCAGGCTGTCCTGGAGCCCCTCCAGCCGGTCCTGGGAATGTCGAACCTCGATGGTCATCTGAGCCGTGCCGGAGAATGTCCGAAACTTCTCCGTTAATCGGTTCGTCACCTTGTCGCAGTACACGTTCACGACCGGGTACTTCACCGTGCTGCTGCGTTCCGCCAGGTCCGCCGCCACGTTCTGCGCGCGTACTTGCGCCATGTCCAGTGGACCGGCCAGCGCCTGGTCCGCTTGCGTGAGTGCGGCCAGGCTCGAATTCACGCCGCTGGCGCCCGTGATGCGTTGCATCACTTGGGCGGTTGTTGCGCTTCCGATCTTCGCCGTCATTAGCCCCTCTGGATCACCCGTGGAACCGGCTTCAGATAATTGGGGCGTTGGCCCGGTCCCGGCGGCCGCCCCGACGCCAGAGTTGCCGGCTGTAGCCAAGTCTGTCCGATGGCGATCGGCGATCCGTTTTCGAGCGCCAGCGAATCGGGACCGGCGCCCACATACACGTTCCACCCCGCCGCGGTTCTTGGCGGAGCAACCCCTGTGCCTGCCGGCCGCACCAGCAGCGAGCTCCCCGAGGTCGTGATGGTTGCCGGAACGGCGCACGCCCCTTCTTCGCCCGCGCTGTTGACCCAGGCTATGGTCACGTAGTAAGTTCCGTCCGGCAGCGGGGTGCCCGGCGCCGGGCCTGGCGCTGCCACCACCACCGGAGTCGCCGCCCGAGGCACCGGGACCGTAACCACGCCGACGCCGGTTTGAATCAGCGTCTCGTACGCCCACTTGGCCCTCTCGTGGAATTGGTCGCGCTTGCCTGCGTAGCGGTCGTTCAACTGACTGTTGTACGCGTCGCTGTAAACCATCTTCAAACTGCGAAAGGTGTGCCACAGCTTCAGCGCCGGCGTTACCACCACGCTGCCGATGTTCGGTTGAGGCGCCAGCCAGAACAACTGGTCCACGTAGCTCAACCTGGTCAGCAGCGTGTTCAGCTCCAGGGTGAGTTCGTCCTGGGCCAGAGCCAGTTTCTGGGTCACGTCGATTCCCTCGACGCTGGCCACGTCGAGAAGCTGCGAGTCCTGCGCCGCCAGGTCTTCCAGGCTCGAAGCGGGACCGTCTATGAACAGAGCCATGGTCGTTCACCTAGTCCTTGGAGGATCTCGAAAGGCCCTTCAGCTTGTTCAGCTCCGTGGTCGACAGCACTGCCAACTGCACCTTAGCGGCTGCCGCCACCTGCTCGGCCACTCGTCTGGCCTCCGCCTGCAACTCCGAGAACGCTTTCGCTTCCTCGGCTGTAGCCAGGCGCGCCAGGCCTTCCACGATCATCTTCGCGGCGATTCTGGGTGTCACTTCCGTCAGAACCCCCGGCTTGCCGCCGTCTGGCGTCTCACTGCTCACCACCACTGGGAACGCCTCCGTAATCTTGGATTCCATGTCGCGAATCTTCTGGTAATAGAGCTTCAGATCCATCGATTTCTCCTCTCCAGTAACAGGTTTTGACCGTTACTCGCTTCAGTGGAGCAGGGCCGCTGCGCCGGAGGCGCAATGCCGCCCTGCCAAGGGCTGAATGAAACAGGGGCGAGGGACCCAGAGGGTACCCCCTCGCCCCCTATGCGCGAGCCGTGCCCCGGCTAGGTGTTGACCTGGACGCCCGAGGAGTTGCGCAGCACGCCACAGCCGTACAGCACGTCCACCGTGAACTGCTGGGCCAGCGTGTCCGGCTGGTAGCTCATCACTACGCGCATTCCGAAGTTGCCCAGCTCCGCGTATTCCGCGATAGCGCCGGTTCCGGGCAGCGGCTGCGGCAGCCGCCGGATGACCAGGCCGAGAGCGTCCTTGGTGAACGCCATGTTGTGCGTGGTCACCGTGGTGGTGCCCGTCTTCTGCACGAACTGCGAGCGGAACACGAAGAAGTCTTTGACCTTCCCGATCGCGCCTTCGACGAGCGCGCGAAGGCCCGCGTCGCCCGCCGTCTGAAACTCGCTGAAGCGCGGAATCTGCCGCCAGGTGGAGTAGGCCGCCGCGTCCACCACAATGTACTTCTGCTCGTGAGGCGGAACCCTCGACAGAAACAGCGCTGTCTCCGCCGCGTCGATCACGGCTTCCGTGATCGGCGTCCCCGCCGTCCCCACCGTGTTGACCGTGAAACCGGCGTACAGCTTTAGAAGGTCGGTCTCCACCCTTTGGGCGATCGCGGCCACCGCCGGCTGCATGTAGATCTTCAGCAGGTCCGGGACCGCCAGCACCTTGGTCACGTCCGGAATCTGGAAAGTCGACTCCACGTGCGTGTTGAGCACGATTTGCGCGTTTCCCAGGCTCGGGCTCTGCGTCTGTACCGAATCGCCTTCCAGGATGTTGTTTGCGTCCATCGAGGGCGGAATCGGTATGTTTACCGTGTCGCCGGCCTGCGCCAGCACCGGCTCGTAATCGCGATTCACCAGGTTCCCCATCACGAGGTTCCCGACCAGCACCGGCAATGCGTCCGCCGCCACCAGCTTGACAATCGCGTTTGCGACGTTTTGTGAGGTAATAGCTGCCATTCGTTCTCCTTGACTTGTTTGTTATTGCCGGCCGCCTGTGATTGGGCCGGTTGTTACTACAGGCCCCGAAGGGTCTGCGATGCCACGCGCACGATTTCTTCTCGTACCCGCTGCATTTCTTCCGCGCTCATGCCCGGGCGGATCTGTTCGATGCTCACCGTTTCTCTGCCAGTTGACGGCGCCTTGAAGGTCGCTGTCATCCCGGTTCCTCCCGCAATGCGCGCCGGCAGAAACTCCGGATTCTCATTCACAAACGCCGCCAGGTGCTCCTTCAATGGCGTTTCGCCGGCGTCCGTCCGGGCCACCAGCCGCCCGTCCCCGCTCCGCACGATCTCGTCTTGCACCGCCTTGAATGCAAGGTCGATTTTCGCCACGCCCAGCCGCTGCAGTTCGGCTCTCACCGCCGAGCTTCGCTCCGCTTCCTCCGCTATCTGGCGGCTGCGCTTGTTCTCCGCCACCAACTCGTTCAGTCTGCGCTCCAGTTGCTCTCTCCGCTTGCGCTCTTCCTGTAGTTCCGCTTTGTAAGCCGGCTCGTTCTTGGACTGCTCGTTGCTGACGAACTCCTGGATTGCCTGCCGCACGATCGCTTGAACATCGATGCCTTCCATATGCCTCCTATAAGCTGGCCCCTCTGGGGCCACGGGAGTCAGAAGTCAGAAGTCAGGAGCCGGAACTCACAACCCCGCACCCGCCGCTTCCGTTCTTCTGGCTCCTGGCTTCTGACTCCTGACTTCTAATCTCCGTACTTCATCCGATCGATCTCCTCCGCCACCTGGTTCTTGAGCTCCTGCCGCGCATCGCTCAGGTACTTGAAGGCCAGTTTCTTGAAGACCTGCTTCTTCAACGTCTCCGAGCCGATCCCCAGATCCAGCAGTTTCTTGGCGTCGTCCAGCTCCGTGCTGAGATCGTCAATGTCGAACTCGTCCAGCCCGGAAACCGCGATCGAAATCCCGTCCTGCCGCGCCGCCGCGATGGCCCACAAGACCTGCTTCATGGTGTCTATCACGGTACTGCCGTAGCCGCGCAGCACCTCCTGCGTGGCGCTGAAGTCCAACTGCTTGCTTAGCCCGGACTGCCGCTGGCCCGCGCCGCTGGATGACCCCGCCTGGCTCATCAGGTAGCAGACACGGTAAATTTCGTCCTTCAACTGGAGCAGGTTGTCCGCGGCGATCTGGTAGACTTTTCCCTCCGGCTCGGTCCATCCGAACCGGTCCTCCGGCCCGAGCTGGATGTAGTAGGACTCACCCACAATCTGGTTCCACTCCCGGTCGGAGTAAACCACCGGAGTGGCGAACAGCCCCATGGTCAGCGCCCAGGAAAGGGCGTTGGACTGGTTGAGGTGTTCCAGTTGCAGAAGCGCGGCCTTGTTCAGCAGCCACAACCCCTCGGACACCTTCATC